TGCCGCCCGGCTCTTGGAACGCACCGCATCGGGGCTCTCGGTGGATATCAACACCAAGAGCCTCGGCATCCGCCAATGGCGCTCGATCTTGCAGACAGACCCGATTCAGGGCGCCCCACTCAAAGACTGGTGGGCGACCCAAGAACGGGCGACCGCCTTCGCCTTCCGCCGACAGATTCAGCTCGGCATGGCGAACAGCGAGACCACCGACCAGATTATTCGCCGCATCCGGGGGCGGTTCGTCCGTCCAGGCGTTTATGATGGCGGGGTGATGCAAGCCTCAACTCGACAGGCCGAAGCCATCACCCGCACCGCCGTCAACCAGATCGCCACCCGGGCTCAGGTAGAGACGTATCAGGCGAATGACGATCTCACGGAGGAATACATCTACACGGCGACACTAGATGACCGGACCTCGGCAATCTGCCGGGCGTTGGATGGGCAGCGGTTCACATACGGCGAAGGGCCGTTACCACCTCAGCATGTCAATTGCCGGAGCACGGTTCGCCCAGTAGTGAACTGGGATAAGTTGGGTTTGCGTCCTCCCCCGTCAGGAGAACGGGCCGCGGTCGGTGGGCCCGTCTCCGCGAAGCTCGATTACGCCGACTGGCTCCGGCAACAATCCCATGCCGAACAAGACGGCATCCTCGGGCCGGCGCGCGCTGCATTGTTTCGGGCCGGGAAAATCACATTGGCCGATCTTGTCCGCATTGATGGATCCACGCTTACACTGGAGGAATTACGGAAGAAAGTGGCGTAGCTCGTCCAATAGAGCGGCACCCAAATGGGAAGCCGAAACAATTTATTCAACTGCAAAGCCCTGTCGCAGGGAAAATCGCAGGTTTCGTCTTGGCCAATTCGCTCTGCCAGGTCTGCCATGGGATGCCGATCCCGCGCAGGGACGGGGGCCCTACGAGACTCCCGGTCTGCGGCTGTGAAGTCCCAACGCAGTATCCCGTCGTGCAGGCAGATTCAGCCAAAGGGAAAGACCTCATCCTCTGCGGTTCGGGTCCATCTCTTCCCAAGGTCAAGAATCTTCTCAAAGTCCATCCAGCGGCGGATGTGTGGGGCTGCAATGACGCCCTGATGTGGCTCACCCGGCGTGGCCTCAAAGTCACCCACGGCGTAGGGATCGACCAAAGCCCTGACCTCTACACCACCTGCTGGACCGAACCGCCGGCGGTTACCTATCTCCTGGCCAGCTCCGCTAGTCATCAACTCTTCGCCCATCTGATCCGCTGGAGGCATCGCGATCGTATCCGGATCTTCCACAGCTTCGTGGGCTTCGAGGGGGAAGAGGAGCTCTACAAACTGCTCTATGCACCTGCTCCCTTGGTTGGTAGCGGCCTGAATGTTGTCAATCGCTCGATTCCGCTGGCGATCTTCATGGGCTATGAAACCATCTACGTCATCGGGGCCGATTGCGCGCTCGGTAAGAATGATAGCTTCCATGTGGGGGAGACGACCCCGGAGACTGGCATTATCCTCCGCGGCAAGGTGAACGGGAAGCGGTGGGCGACCAAACCCGACATGCTGGCGAGCGCTTGTGATCTCGTGCGCCAGAAATGGGATAGGGGGGAACGGTTGCAATTGATGGGCGATACCCTACCCAACGCCTTGGTTGACAAGGACGAAGCCTTTCTCATCCGATGTGCCTCATGGGGTGGGCCGGGAGAAACCAGTCGGCCCTTGACGGGATAAGTCCGTAGGGTAGATTCGCAGTACGCTCCGTGCCCTGAAGGCGCGGGGATCATCGGAAGGATGCGGGGGGATAGTGGCCCCCTGCCCGGTTTCGGCCGGCGGCTGCGGTAGGCTCGCACCCGCTGGCTGTTTTTCATCTAGGGGTGGTAGTGCTGCCCCATATCATCGGGTCCGTGACCTAAAGGAGTGGCCAGTGGCCGAGGAAAAGACTTATACGCGCGATGAGTATGAGGGGATGGTTGGCGAGCGCGATGCGCTCAAAGCCAAGCGGGACGAGCTGCTGGATGAAGTGAAGGGTACGCGGAAGCGGCTCAAGGAGTTCGAGGGACTGGACGCCAAAGAGATCCGTGATCTCGTGGCGCGAGCAGCGGATGAGGACCGGAAGCGGGCCCGGGAGACGGGCGATTGGGAAAAGCGCGAAGCCCAACTCATGGAAAAACACGCCAAGGAATTGCAGGCGGAGCGCGATGCCCGGCAAGGGGCCGAACAGGCGGTGGAACGGTATCTCGTGGATGCCGAAGCCATGCAGGCCATCGGCGGCAAGGGATTCCCGAAACTCTTGCTTCCCGTCATCAAACCGAGGCTCAAGGTAGTAAAGGGTGAGGATGGTCACCCTGCGGTACGGGTGATCGATGCCGATGGAACGGTGCGGGTCAAGGTGGAGAAGGGGAAGGCTATTCCGCTCACCGTCACGGAGTACGTAACCGAATTGCGCGAAGATCCCGACTTGGCGGGGGCCTTCGTCGGTTCCGGGGCCAGTGGCAGCGGAGCCAGTCGGGGTGAAGGCAGCGGCGGTGCCGCTCGGACGATTCCAGCGGGCGATGACAAAGGGTTTTTGGCGAACCTAGATAAGATCGCCAAAGGTGAAGTCGTCGTTCAGTCCTAACGGTTCCCGCATGACTGCGGGACATGACGGAGGCAGAATCCAGTGGCGAACTCCCTAACGAATGTCATCCCGCAGATCATGGCGCAAGGGCTCCTGGTGCTGCGTGAGAACTGCGTCACCCCTCGGCTGGTCAACCGCTCGCTCGAGGACAAGGTGGCCGACTTCGGTGACACGATCGACGTGCCCTATGTGGGCAACGCGACGGCCGTCACCGCGGTAGGACAGGCGATCTTTACCAATATCGATATCACCACCTCCAAGGTCCAGGTCGCGCTCAACTTCTGGCGGCGCGCCGATTTCACTCTCAGCGACAAGGAGATCGAGGAAGCGATCTCCGGCTTGATGCCAATGCGGGCGAGCGCCACGATCAAGGCCCTCGGCAATGCGGTCGATTCCTTCATCCTCGGGCTGTATACTGGCATCTGGTCGGCAGGTGGAGTTGCTGGGACCACCCCGTTTAGCGCCACTGTGACGGCGTTCCTGGATGCGCGCACGAAGCTCAACAAGACACTCGCTCCGCTGAGCGAACGATTCGTGATCCTCGACCCGGATGCTGAAGGCAATGCGCTGGGCCTGCCCCTGTTCCATCAGGCCAATCTCCGGGGCGATCAGGGGGGTGTGATCCGGGGGGAAATCGGCACCAAGCTCGGGGCCGATTGGCACATGAACCAGAACATCAAGACCCACTCGGCGGGTACCGGCACGGGCGAAACGACGCATGTCGTGGTCGGTGACTTTACGGCTGGTGCCAGCTCGATCCTGGTCCGGGGCTCGGCCATGACCGGGCTGGTGGTGGGCGATCTCTTTACCATCGCCGCCAAGGCCCAGCAATACGTCGTGAGCTCGACCTGCACGGCGACTGGCACGCTGATGACGATTACCTTCCAACCGTCGCTCGGTGTCGCGATCGTCAGCAATGCCGCGGTGACCTATGTCGGCACGCATGTTGTCAACCTCTTGCTGCATCGGGACGCCATTGCGTGGGCCAGTCGGCCGATGAGCCGGAGCAAGATCCAGGGCCTCGGATCGCTCTTCGAGACCGTGGTCGATCCCCTCTCGGGGCTGGCCCTGCGGTTGGAGGTGACGCGACAGAACAAGCAAACCACCTGGACCTGGGACATCCTGGGTGGTGGGGCGTTGATCCAGCCGGCATTGGGTGCCCGGATTCTGGGCTAAGGGAGCCATTACCGGGGAGGGTTTCGGCCCTCCCCATCCCTTAACCCTGGAGAGCCATGGCGGACCCCACGCTGGTCGCAACGGTTGGCGGGGCGTTGAGTAATAGCTACATCACGCGCGCCAACGCCTCGTTGTATTTCGATACCCGGGTTGCCGCGGAGGTGGCGGAGTGGGCCGCCGCTGTCGATGCCGATAAAGACCGGGCGCTCATCAGCGCTACCTACCGGCTGGAACAGGAAGAGTACGCCGGCGTTGTTGCTGATCGGGACCAGGCCCTCAAGTGGCCCCGGGCGGGGCTGACCGATGAGGACGGTCGCCAGTACGATGATGATGAGATCCCCGAGCCCATCGAGCGAGCGGTCTGTGAGTTGGCCTTAGCGTTGCTCAAGTCCGAGGTCACGCTCGGGGATTCGGGGCTGGAGGGCTTTGAGAATGTCCAAGTCGGCTCCCTCGATGTCACCCCCCGCGCCTCGCGACAGGCTGGGGTGCTCCCGGAACAGGTCAAGCGCTTGCTGCGCGGACTCTGGGAGGATACCGGC